GAAGATGGTCCTCTTAGCATTTGGGGTTTTCCTAGTCCTGATAGTGTGTACTGTATTGGGGCTGATGTTGCTGAAGGACTTAGTTATGGTGATTATAGTTCTGCCCACATTATAGATGCCACAACTGGTGAAGTTATGGCTCATTGGCACGGACATTGTGAACCTGATGTGTTTGGCGAAATTCTGGCTGATTTGGCTTGGTGGTATAATCAGGCTTTGTTATGTATTGAATCAAACAACCACGGTTTAACCACAATTAAGGCTGCCCAACGGGCTGGCTACCGTAATCTTTACCGTCAGCGTAAAATTACTCAACGCAGCCCTCAGGCTACTGAAACTATGGGTTGGAAAACCACAACGGTTACCAAACCGTTGTGTATTGACGAATTATCGGCTGCTATCCGTAACGACGAACTAACCATTTACTGCTACAAAACCATTGGAGAGTTGCGTACTTATGTTCGCAAGGACAACGGAAAGACTTCAGGGTCGCCTCACGACGACAGAACGATGTCTTTGGCTATTGCCAACCAGATGTTGAAGTATGTTTGGTTGTCCGAGTATCGGGGGGACACCCCCGTACCCAAAAATAGCCTATTGTGGTGGGAACAGCACCTTTTCAGTGAGCAAGGAACTGCTAAAATGCCAATTGGCGCACATAATATTCGTGGAGACACTAAAAACCCTCTTTAGGGAACAAACTATCTATTATTATGGAAGTAAAACGATTTATTTGTACTGATTGTGGTGAAATAGCACACGAAGTCAAGCAAAAACGGGGTGAAGTTTGTTTTAAATGCCACATTCGTGGCATTCGTATTGGTTTCACACACGGAAAAGAAGTCTTTAGTGGTCCTACTATTGGGGAAATCCAGCGTAAAACTGTGTCTGACGCTGCTGCCAATGGTATAACGGCTGAACCTGTCGGGACTCGTTGGATTTAAATGGAATCGTGGCTTGTACCCATTTTGGTTGCCGTTATTGGTGGTCCATTAATGGTTCTTATGCAGTTGTTGCGTAGGGAAAACTCAAGCCAACATAGTGAAGGTCGGGAACTGCTTAATCGGGTAATATACAAGGTTGATGCAGTTGGAACAAAAATTGACAACCATATTGGTTGGCACGAAGGAAAAGAGAAATAATGCCAAAAGTTGGAAACAAAACATTTCCTTACACTGCTAAAGGTATGAAAGATGCTAAAAAGGCTGCTGTTGCAATTAAAACGGCTAAACAAAAGAAAGTGAAAAAGAAATGAAGTTTAATATTACTCAGGAACAAAAGTGCGCTTTTGCTTCTTATGTCCGTTCATCTGCTGCAACCGTTCTGACGGTTGTGTTGGCTGGCGAAACCTCTCCCAAGGCTATTTGGGCTGCCATTACAGCAGCCTTTCTGCCTCCTGTGGTTCGCTGGTTGAACCCTAATGATGCTGCTTTTGGTCGTACAGTTAAATAATGGCTCGTAAATCACAATCGGAAATACTTGCTCAATATCGTCAACATATTGAGACATCACGAAAGTGGCGTAAAGATGAAGGACACGACGCTACTTGGAAGCGTCTTGTTGACATCTACAAGGGTAAGCATTATGACCATTATAGTGACGAGGACAGAATGTTGATTAACATTTCGTTTTCCACTATTAATGTTATTGGTCCTGCTGTGGCTGTGAACTACCCCAAGATTACCGTTAATGCACAAAAACCTGAGAATGCACCTAATGCTGTTGTGGCTGAGGCTGTGGTTAACTACTGGTGGAAGTACCGTAATATTCGTGAAGAGTTTCGTCGTGCCGTTAAAGACCTACTTATTGTAGGTCACGGATGGATTAAAACTGGTTATAGGTTTGTTGAAGAGGGAGCAATCTATGAAAATACTGAGGATGATTATAGTGACCCTGTTGCTGGTGGCGAATCTACTAGTAATTCTGTCATAACTCAGGACTCTCCGTTCGCAGAACGGGTGTCCCCTTTTGATGTGTTTATTGATGCTGATGCTACAAGTATGCACGACGCTAAATGGATTGCACAGCGTATCCGTCGCCCTATTGCCGAGGTAAAGTCCGATAAGCGTTATAACAAGACTGCGCGTGAAGATGTGACTATTATGGCTGTTAGTCGTTATTCTGATGACCCTAGTCAGCGTAAGGTTTACGACAAAAATTATGGTTATGCTGAAATATGGGAGTATTATGACATCCGTAGTAAGACAATGTGTGTTTTCAGTGAGAACAGTGAAGTGTTCCTTATTAAACCTACGAAGATGCCGTATGCGTTTGGACATCCTTTTGTTATGTTGCGTAACTATGATGTTCCAGATGCCTTTTACCCTATTGGCGACCTTGAACAGATTGAACCGTTACAGAAGGAACTGAACGAAACTCGTACGCAGATGATGAATCATCGTAAGAAGTTTTCTCGTAAATATCTCTATAAAGAATCAGCGTTTGACCAATTTGGTCGTACAGCCCTAGAATCTGATGATGATAATGTTATGGTGCCTGTCGTGTCTGATGAACCGTTGGGTGGCGTGGTAACAGCATTCCCTGCTGTTATCAGCCCCCCAGAATTCTATAGTCAGTCCGATTTGATTACTAACGACATTAACCGTATTACTGGTTTGCCTGAGTTTATGAATGGTGGCATTCCTGAGATTCGTCGTACAGCAACAGAAATCAGTGCTGTTCAGGATGCTGCCAACTCTCGTACTGCCGATAAATTGGCTATTGTTGAGTTAAGTATTGGCGAGGTTGCTCGCCGTATGCTTATGTTGGCTCAGCAATTTATGACTGGTAAGCAAGTTGCCCGTATTGTGGGTAAAGACGGTGAACCGTTTTGGGTTGAATTTGACCGTGAATACCTAGAAGGCGACTTTGACTTTGAAGTAGTTGGTGGCTCAACACAACCCCATAACGAAGCACAGCGTCGTCAAACGGCTCTACAGATTGTGGATGCTATGGCACCGTTCGCTGGTTCAGGCATTATCAATATGCAAGAACTGGCTGCTTATGTTCTTCAGGTTGGTTTTAATATTAAGAATCCTGAGAAGTTTGTCCAAGCACCCCCACCTCCTCCAGAGGCTATGGGTGGAGGTATGCCACCCGAATCGGGTGGTATGCCTCCAATGCAAGGACAACTTCCACCCCAATAGGGAACAACCTCCCTATAGGTATGAGCAACCTTTTTTGGACTCTAGGAGAAAAACAAAATGAGCGAAGATTTCGCACCCATATCTGATGTAGAACCCGAAGGGTCAACTAGTTCCAGTGAGGATAGTCATATAGATGATAGCCCATCTTTGGATGTTGCAGAATACTCTAATTATAGAGTCCCTGTAAAATTTGATGGTGAGGAGCAGCATATTCCTCTTTCTGAGGCGATTGCTGGTTATCAACGACAGGCAGATTATACACGCAAGACGCAGGAATTAGCACAGCAGAGAGAATCTCTCAATTTTGCTAGTTCATTGCAGACAGCACTTGATAGTGACCCTGTTGCCACTCTAGAGTTGTTAAGCCGTCATTACGGCGTAACTTTAGGGCAAGCACAGCAATTGATAGACTCTTCCTATGAAGAGGATATGGACCCTAGTGAGCGTAGAATCCGTGAGTTGGACCAGCGTTTGGCACAGTTTGAAGAGTATCAGTCTCAACAGCAGATTGAGAAAGAAATTTCCCGTTTGCAGGCTAGATATTCTGATTTTGACACAAATGAGGTTGTGCAGACTGCTTTACGCAGTAACTCAACCGATTTAGAAGCAATATATAAGCAACTGGCTTTTGATAAAATGATGAAGCAGCGTGAGTTGGAAAGTCAAGCGCAACAGATTAAACAACAGAAAGAAAATTCTGTTGTTGAGGCTAAGCGTGAGGCTGGTGTAGTTTCTGGTGGCTCTTCGGCTACTGCGAGTACTACAACTGATGCTGTTGAACCTATTACTAATATTTCAGATGCTTGGATGATTGCTAAAAGACAATTAAACGCTAATTTTTAATATTTTCTAGGAGGAAATAAAATGCCAGCAGGAAACAGTAACTTTGATGCCCTTCTTTCAACAACACTTGCGAACTATCGTGACCAGTTGACTGATAACATCTTCACAGCACGCCCACTTACATACCACCTTATGAACAAGGGTCGTATTCGTATGCTTAATGGTGGTACCAAGATTGTTGAGCCTCTGATTTATGGTCAGAACTCAACTGTGGCTCCATACTCTGGTTAC